TTATACGTTTGTTCATTGAACAGGGTGTTCTATTGACAAGCCTTTTCGTAATACGAGATTTAGAACATGAACGTTAGTGCAGATCCTGTTCAGACGTATACCGCCGACACCTGGCCGGCGAACCGCTGGCCGAATTTCAGCTTTGCGGAAATGGCCTGCCGCGAGACGGGTGAGTGCCTTCTGGACGGCGCTTTGATGGACGCGTTGCAGCGCGTCCGCGCTATCTGTGGTCCGCTGACGGTGACGAGTGGTTACCGGTCGCCGCGCCATTCGGTTGAGGCGGCGAAGTCTCGTCCTGGTAGTCATACGCTGGGCAAGGCCGCCGACATCCGCTGCGCCGGCACGCAGGCGTTTGAGATTTTGCATACGGCGCTCGATGAAGGCTTTACCGGCATCGGCATCGACCAGCGCGGCGAGGACCGGTTCCTGCACCTTGATGTGATTACGCACCTGGACGATTTTCCGGCGACGCGGCCGACGATCTGGAGTTATTAGTGGCGCTGAGTGAGAAACAGCTTGAGGCGGTGCAGCTGGTCGTCCTGGACCGGTGGAACCCGAAGCTGGTCAACGACAAGATCGCCAAGACGGTCGGCGTCGAGAAGTCTACGGTCTTCCGGTGGCGCAAAGACCCTGAGTTCGATGCCGAATTGCAAAAACAGCTGGAGCGCGACCGTCAGGACTTCGATATGGTTCCTTTGGCCTGGCGCAAGAACCGCGTTTTGGCGCTGGAGCGGCTCTACGACAAGATCGACGACCAGCGGGTGAGCCTTAAGATCAAGGTTTTGAAGGAGATACGCGAAGAAGTCGGTGATCACCGCATCCAGGTCGATCATACCGTCGAGGTGAAGGGCATCAACCTGCCGCCGCGTGCCGAGAGCTACGAGGAGTGGGTTACCCAAAACCAGCAGATGCAGGCCGTGCAGGCCGATTACCAGGTGGAAGAGGCGGCCGGTTGAAACCGACGGTCGGATCGCTTTTCGCCGGCATCGGCGGCTTCGATCTGGCGTTTGAGCGCGAAGGATACGACGTAGCATGGCAAGTCGAAATAGACAGCTACTGCCAGAGGGTGCTGGAAAAGCACTGGCCGGACGTACCGCGCTACGACGACGTCCGCGACTGCGGCCTTCACAACCTGGAACCGGTCGATGTCATCGCCGGCGGCTTTCCATGTACCGACATCAGTTGTGCGGGCAACCAGGCGGGGTTGAACGGTGAACAGTCAAGTCTTTGGTGGCAAATGCACCGAATCATTGGCGAATTACGACCCCGATTCGCGGTCGTGGAAAACGTCGCAAACCTCCTTCATACCGGAATTGAACAAGTTTGCGGGTCGCTGGCCGAGATCGGGTATGATGCGGAATGGCACGTTATATCCGCTGCCGACGTCGGTGCGCCCCACCTCCGCAAACGCATCTGGCTTGTGGCCGACGCCGACCGCGCACACGGCATACGACCGCAACACGAAGTATTGCCAGGGCGGCACGCCGCTGACGGTGGCGGTCAAGATGTGGCCGACGCCGACGGTGTCGCCTGGCCGGAATGCGACGTCGGGCCGGAAGCCGGATTCCAAGCACCACTCCGGCACGACGCTTTACGACATCGCATATCAGGAGGGTGGAAAACTGAACCCGAATTGGGTCGAGTGGCTGATGGGGTACCCGCCAGGGTGGACCGACTTAGAGGACTAGGAAACGCTATCGTGCCGCAGATCGCGCAACATATCGCACGCACGCTCAAGCCGCAGCTTGAGGCGGTTTACGCATGACCTGGCGACCGCAACCGGGGCCGCAGGAGGCGGCGATACGCGCTAGTTTCGTCGATGAACTGTTTTTCGGCGGTGCGCGAGGCGGCGGCAAGTCGGAATATTTGCTGGGCGACTTTCTCTCCGACGTCGACACCTACGGTGAGCATTGGTCGGGCGTGCTGATACGTCGGACCTATCCTGAACTGGACGAGATACTGGAGCGCAGTCGCCAGATCTTCCGCGCCGCGTACCCAGACGCCGAATACAAGGTCGGCCGCCATGAGTGGATCTTCAAAAACGGCGCGACGCTGAAGTTGCGGCATTTGGAGAATGAAGCCGATGCCGACCATTTCCAGGGCCAGCAGTATACCTGGATCGGTTGGGATGAGCTTACGTCGTGGACCGACATGAAAGCCTATCACAAGCTCAAGGCGTGCTTGCGTACCGGTGCGGCCGAGATACCGACCAAGCGCATCCGCGCCTCCGGTAACCCCGGCGGCCCGAATCACAACAACGTCAAAGCGTATTTTATCGACGCCGCGCCAGAGTCGACGATTGTCGAAGGCGACGACGGCATGAAGCGGATGTATATCCGCAGCCTCGTTACTGACAACAAGATCCTGCTGGAGCGCGACCCTGGCTACATCAAGCGCCTGGAAGGGGTTGGTGACGAGCAACTGGTCAAGGCCTGGCTGGAGGGCGACTGGGACAGTTTCGTCGGACAGTACTTTACGAACTGGAACGAGCAAAAGGTCGCCGTGCCGTCTTTCGAGATACCCGACCACTGGCCGCTTTTCGGCGGCCTCGATTACGGCGAGGCGGCACCGACCAGCTACGGACTGTATACCGTCGACTACGACGGCAACGTCTACCGTATCTGCGAGTATTACCAGGCCAACGCCACCGCTTCGCAGCACGCTCACAACATCGCGCAGATGATCGAGGCATGTCCGTTTACCGGCGGCCGCTATCCGCAGGCGACGTATGCGGACCCAAGCATGTTTGTGAAGCGGCGCTTGTCGGAGGTGATCAACCACTCACCCGCCGATGTCTTTGCCGAGCAGGGCATCTTCCTGACGCGTGCCAACAACGACCGTATCACTGGCTGGCGCGTCGTCAACGATGCATTGATAAAAGAGCGTATCTACTGCTTCAACGGGTGGAACGACGCGCTGATGCGAACAATGCCGTCGCTGCCGCGCAGCAGCAAAAACCCCGAAGACCTCGACACGACGGCCGAAGACCATGCGGCCGACGAACTGCGGTACGCGATGATGCATGTGTATAAGCCGCACAAGCAGACCGAGCCGGAACCGTACGAAGGCACCGGCCAGGAAGCGATAGATCAACTGATGGATGGGGCCGGCCGCCGCAGCGGCCGCTACGCCTACGCATGACCACCACCGCCGTCGGAGCGTTGTTTCCGGTCGGCTTCAACTCAGGACGCAAAACCATGGCGAAGTTCAACGGCACGCCCAAATCGACGAAAACCAAGCCCAAGAGCAACAGCACTCGCGTAAAGGCGATGCCGGCCGGTGCGGATAACCTTAAAGCCGGCAAGACGAGGAAGTAAGATGCCCAAGGTCGGCGGCAAGCACTACGCCTATACCAGCGCCGGTCGCGCTGCCGCGAAGAAGGCGGCCAAGCGCAGCGGCAAGAAGGTCACCAATACGCGTAAGAAGGCGAATGCCAGGGGTAGTCGGAAGAGGTAACCCCTTTTTTTACCTACCACTTAACGGAAATTTGTTAAGCTGATGAAGTCGAAAGAAATAGAGTTCTGGCAGGGCAGCATCGAAAATAGCCGCAAGTATATGCGTACACGGCATAAGGTGTGGCGACGCCTGCTCAAGACCTACGACCTCGACTTCGATGTGCCAGGCTTGGGCGACGACAAGATCATCAAAATCAGTCGCATGTACCCGCTGGCACGCCAGATCATCGCGTCGGTGAGCTTTAACTACCCGCACGTCTTCTTCAAGGTCGAAGAGCCGCAGCGCGAGTTCGCCGCCGACATCCTGGAGCGGGTCGCCAATGCCGCGCTGGAGCAGATGGATGCCAAGCGTGAGGTGCAGCAGATCATCTTCGATGCCCTCTTTTGCAGCATCGGCTGGCTCAAGTTCGGCTACAACCCGCCGGGCGACGAAGACATCGAAGCGCCCTACGTCGTCAACGACGCGATGGAGAACGACTTTCCGTACGTCACGCGGGTGTCGCCCTTCAATATTTTCGTCGACCCGCTGACGCCGCCGCATAAGCTTTCGCACGCCCGTTATATCATCGAGAAGATGATGGTGCCGCTGGAGTTTGTGAAGGAAGACCAGCGGTTCGTCAACCGGCGTCAGATACGGCCGACGTCCTACGAAGATGCCCAGGGCGACGGCTTCATAACTGATTTCGAGGAAGCGCAGCACTCCGACGAGCAAGACGCCATCAACACCAGCAAAGAGCGCGGCGAGATGGTGCTGCTATATGAGATCCATGACCGGCTCCATAAGAAGCGCATCACCTTTGCGGAAGGCGTCAAAGAGCCTATCGAAGAAGTAGACCATCCGATGCTGGCGATGGAGGCGGTGACGCAGCCTGACCCGTTTACCGGCGAACCGATGATGACGGGCGAGTTCACGCCGGCCGGTGGCTTCCTGACCGACGGCGGCTTTCCATACTTCGCGCTAAAGTTTGACCAGACCGAAAAAAGCTTCTACGGCCAACCTCCGATGCACTACATCGAGGACACCCAAAAGCTGATCATCGAAAGCGTCAGTCGCCGCGCCGACCTGCTCAAGCGGTTCCAGCGCGTTGTCTTGGCGTCACGCCGTGAGCGCGAAGCCAACCAGGACATCGGTGATACGTTAGAAGAGGGGCGCGACGGCGAGATCATCTGGGTCGAAGATCCGAATACCAGTATGAAGGAGCTTAATTTCGGCGCACCGCCGCCGGATCAGCTGG